CGAACAGCCATTGGCTTGCGGCGGCTCATGCTGCCACCCCACGAACCTGAGTCCAGTATTGAGGGTTGATAGAACCACGATCGAACACCGCGTCCATGAGGTACTCGGCGTAGCTCATGTCATGCTGGTATAGTTCGCTCATACCTAGACGCTTGTAGTAACGCCACACCGAGCCATCGGTACCCTTGACATAGACATGAGCATCTTGGCCGTCAGTGATGGTGTTGCCAGCACTGATCTCCATGACCTCGATACGCGGTTCGTGGTTCGCGGGACGCGGATCACGAACGAGAGTCCACTCGTCCGTCTCGATGCCAAACATCTCCGCGAAGTACATGACCTCGTCCGCTCCGGTGAGCAGATCGCCGTGGTCGCCAGTGTCGCACAACTCGTTGTGGCGATAGACCGCGCCGTCGGCAGTTATTGCATAGATGGCAACATGAGTGCCACTATGCAATAAATTACCAGTTGCTACTTCAGTGATAGTGATGTTCATAATACTTACTCCTATTGATTGATTAATTGGTTACACCAATTGATCCGACGCGCTGCTCGCGTAGCGAGCGAGCCGTTTTTGGGACAAGGTTCCAGAGAGAAAAACAAAAACAAGGTTCAAGAATCGCGATTCGGGGATAGGGGTACGCGCTGGGGGCAGGTGGGAGATAGTGCGTCAGTAATACAGATACAAAAATGAAATTTTTTTTGAAAATTTTTTCTAACTACATGCTATAGTTCTTAGGTGGCCACTAAAGAAACTAATACCTGTACAGCATGCGGTATTGAAAAACCACTGACGGAATTCAATAAAGACCGTAACCAATGCATTCCTTGTAAGCTCAATAGATTCAATAAAAGAGCTTCAGGTTCGTATCAAGCTTTTTGTCGCCAGCTTTTATCAAACGCTAAACATGCACATAAGAAACGTATCGGAGCTGTGAAAGACCTGGAGTTCGAGTTAACCCCAGAAGAAGTCATAGCTAAGTGGGAGATACAAGAAGGTAGATGTGCACTCACCGGGTTATTCCTGACGCACCACCGTGATGGTAGTGGTTATAAAGAACACAACGCATCAATAGATCGGATCAATCCAAAACTCGGATACACAGTAGATAACATCCAATTAGTCTGTTATCGAATAAATTTGATGAAACATGCGCTTACTGAAGACATGTTTTACTGGTGGATTAAACATATTCACAATTTCTCTTGCGATTAAGTATTAGTAGAGCTAATATAATGTTATGGGTAGATACGTTTATACACTGATTGAAGGTCTTGATGACGCAATCATTGGTATTAACCATGTGGATGAAGAAGAAGTACTCGTTTATGACTTCGGAAAGTCTGTGCATCTACTAGTAATGGCTGGATTTAATCGTTTTGACGCTATTTCTCACATCGAAGAACTAGCCGCGAGCGACGATCCACGAGCGCCAATGTTTGTACATACGAGATATGAACCAGACGACTTTGAATGTGAAGGACGACCAGCAGACGCCACCCTCCATTGAGAATGGAGTGAGTGAGCATACGGTATTTGAATCAAATTTACCGTATATGGGCCTTAAAAAAGGTCAGCTGACCATGCAACAGGAAAAACTGGTCTCTTTGATATGCAGTGGCATGTCAATCGCGGCTGCTGGTCGCGGTGCGGGGTACGCGAGCCCCTCAACGGCGTATGCAGCACACAATTTGCCTGCTGTGCAACAAGCAATACAGTGGTATCGCGATGAAATGCGCGAAACGGTCAAATATACGACCGAAAATGCACACATGATGTACATGGAAGCGTATACCGCGTCTGCAAACGCGACAGAAATGAAGAATACGACCGATTCGTTAGTGAAACTGCACGGATTGGCTGCACCTGACAACGCGACGCAGGTGAATATCAATATAAATGGCACAAAGCAGCTCGAAAGAATGAGTGATGCAGAGTTGTTAAAGATCGCGGGCAAAGATATTGATTATCTTGAGCCTAAAAATGAGCGTTTAGAGCACGACACCGACGCATGAACTGTTGGACATGTAAGGATCAAGAGTTAATTTGGGGTGGAGATCACGATTTGGAAGATGAATCGGATGCATATTCGATCGTCTCCAATTTTTCGTGCCCTAAATGCGAAGCTCATGTTGAATTTTATACACCTCGGGAGATTGACGATTTCATAAATGACAGAAGTCAATAAGATCGAATGTGTTCGTTGTAAAGCAAAGCATGTCGAATCTCTTTTCGCGGGGGACGATCGACTTTGCGTCTATTGTAAAGCAGATATACATGAACAAGGCCCAGCAGCAGCAACACCTGAAGCTGACCAGGCACCAGTTGAAGCATCAATTGAGGAAAAAGCAAAGGCTGAACTTGCGCTTAGATTCCTTACAAGAAAAAGACTGCTCCCATTTGTCGAGAGATTCAATCCCGACTACCACGCGGGGTGGGTTCATAAAGATATATGTCAACGCCTGGAACAGTTTTCTCGAGACGTTGCGGAGAAAAAATCTCCGAGATTAATGCTGTTCATGCCACCGAGACACGGGAAAAGTACGTTAGCCAGTGTCGCGTTTCCTGCATGGCATCTAGGGCGCAATCCACAACACGAATTTATTAGTTGTTCGTATTCAGGATCTCTTGCTATGGCGTTTAGCCGGAAAGTAAGGGGCCTACTACGAGAAGAGGGTTATAAGGCTGCTTTTAAGTCGCGCCTAGACCCTACATCACAATCAGCAGAAGCATGGCTAACAACAGACGGCGGCGGTTACGTTGCTGCGGGTGTTGGCGGTGGTATCACGGGTAAAGGGGCCCATATTTTATTAATCGATGACCCAGTTAAGAATAGGGAGGATGCGGAGAGCCAAAACAACCGCGACAGCAACTGGGACTGGTATACCTCGACTGCTTACACACGTCTCGCTCCTGGTGGCGGTGTGCTTGTTATTCTCACTCGTTGGCATGACGATGATCTGGCTGGGAGGCTACTAAAACAAGGTGCAGAAGGCGGTGATGATTGGGAAGTTGTTAAATACCCAGCGCTCGCAGAAGAAGAGGAAGAGTTCAGAGAGGTAGGTGAAGCGCTGCATCCTGAGCGTTACGACGTTGAAGCGTTAAAAAGAATAGAACGCGCAGTCGGCCCCAGGGACTGGTCTGCGTTGTATCAACAGAACCCGGTTGCGGACGACGGCGACTACTTTACTCGGGAAATGATTCAGTACTTTGATCCCGAAGATATCGACATGGATCGTATGAAGTTCTATGCCGCATGGGACTTGGCGATCGGTAAAAAGGATAGGAATGACTATACGGTGGGTATGGTCATCGGTGTTGATGAGTTTGATCAATTATTTGTTTGTGATGTCGTAAGAGGCCGCTTTGACGGCTTCGAATTAGTAGAACAGATTTTGGATCTTTATGAGCTATGGAAACCAAGCATTATAGGGATCGAAAAAGGCCACATAGAAATGGCTCTCGGACCTTTCCTCGAAAAGAGGGTAAGGGAAAGGGGTTTATATGAAGCCTATTTTAAAGACCTGAAAACAGGCCGCCGTGATAAAGAAGCTCGAGCTAGAGCTATTCAGGGTCGTATGCAACAAGGGATGGTATTCCTGCCTAGGGATGAAGTCTTTACAGGTCCGCTCGTTGCTGAGTTATTGAGGTTTCCTAACGGAGTGCACGATGACCAGGTGGATGCGTTGGCATGGCTGGGTCTAATGATGACGGAGTTCGCAACATTCCACGAGCCTGTGGTCCATACGCCAAGTTGGCGCGATAAATTACCTGGGCTTATGTCTTCTAAACGATCCAAATCAGCAATGAGCGCATAAACATGGCTAAAAAACAGAAAAGACTCTCACCAGAGCAAGAAGAAATCATAACTGAAACGCAATGGGCACGTTATACAAGAGCTAGAGACAACGGACACCTAGACTATATTGATATGGCGAAGAGGTGCGACGCCTATTATCAAGGAGAGCAATGGGATGAGTTTGATATTGCTGCGCTAGACGCAGAAGGACGACCCGCACTTACCGTTAACACTATTCTCCCTACCGTAAATACAATTCTAGGCGAGCAATCAAGCAGACGAGCTGACGTACAGTTCAAACCTCGTAGAAAAGGTACTGAAGAAGTCGCCCATACATTAACAAAACTGTATATGCAGATCGCCGACAACAATAAGCTCGACTGGGTTGAGCAACAGGTCTTCAGTGACGGCTTAATTATGGATGGTCGTGGTTATTTTGATGTAAGAATCGACTTTAGTGACCACATAGAAGGTGAAGTTCGCATCACGGCTAAAGATCCGTTAGACATATTAATAGATCCTGATGCAAAAGACGCAGATCCTAAGACCTGGAATGAGGTCTTCGAAACTAAGTGGATGACATTAGATGAGATAGAAGAGCGATATGGCGAAGGTAAAGCTAATGCACTCCAGTTTATTGCTGAGAACGGCATGTCATTCGGCCCTGACTCGGTTGAATACGAAGAGCAACGATTCGGTGACATCGATATAGATGCCTACACAGGGCAACATGTGCCCTCTGAAGATGACTATAAAAACGTAAGCGCATTACGGGTGGTGGAAAGACAGTATAAAAAACTTGCGAAAGTCACTTGTTTGGTTGACCCAGTAACAGGCGACCAAAGAGAAGCACCTGAATCTTGGTCTGATGCCAAGATTAAGAAGTTTGCTAAGCAGTATGACCTCGAGTTATACCCAAAAATGAAGAAGAAAGTACGATGGACAGTCACATGTGACAAAGTCGTTTTACATGACGATTGGTCACCCTACCAAGAGTTCACTATCGTTCCGTTCTTTTGCTACTTCCGACGTGGCCGTCCTTTTGGTGTAGTTCGTAACTTATTATCACCACAAGAACAGCTCAATAAGATTGCTTCACAAGAACTTCACATTGTTAATACCACAGCTAATAGCGGCTGGATGGTAGAGTCAGGCTCCCTTGTTGGTATGACAGCCGATGATTTGGAAGAGCACGGCGCAGAAACAGGCTTAGTGCTTGAGTATGCTCGTGGTACACAACCACCAGTTAAGATCACACCTAACCAAATACCTACCGGCTTAGATCGTATCGCACAAAAAGCAGCCGCTAATATCAAAGCTATCTCAGGTATTAACGACAGTATGTTAGGTAGTGATAGTGCCGAGGTATCTGGAGTAGCTATCCAGGCTAAACAGAACCGTGGCGCGATCATGATCCAGGTGCCATTGGATAACCTCAAGAAGACCCGTCAATATTTAGCAGAAAAGATATTAGAGATAGTACAAACATACTACTCAGAAGAGCGTGTAATACAGATCACCAACGAAGAAGATCCTCTCAAACCTCGAGAAGAGATGGTAATTAACCAGCAAACTGCAACAGGTGAAATCGTCAATAACCTTACTTTGGGTGAGTACGATGTGGTTATAGCAACAGCACCGGCTAGAGACTCCTTTGATGAAGTACAGTTTGCGGAGGCACTCAGTCTTCGTAATGCAGGTGTTGCTATCCCAGATGACGCTATCGTTGAATACAGCCATTTGGCGCGTAAAGGCGAGCTTGGTAAACGTATCAGAATGCTTACAGGTCAAGAACCACCTACACCTGAGCAAGCACAGGCTATGCAGGCGCAACAACAGATACAGATGCAGCAGGTACAACTCGAGCTGGCTAAGATGCAAGCAGAAGTTGTCAAACTACAATCTGAAGCAGAGCTTAATGAGACTAAAGCAGAGCAGATGGAAGTTGGCTCTAATCTTAGCATTGCCGAAATCCAGTCGAAACTCAAAATGGCTCAAGATCAGCTACAACTACGACGTGAACTCTCAGGCCAAACTAATGAGATTAGACGTTCACAAGCAGAAACATCTGCTGCTACCAAGATTGCAACAACAGCAATGCAACAGGCCAGAAATAGCGGCCTAACCCAACCACCCAAACCACCACAGGATCAAAAATAGGACTTGACTATGAGTGATAAAGAAGAAAGCGCAACTGTAGAAACATTTGATGTCATGCCAGGCGCAGACCGCCCAATGGATGATGATGTAGATGTAGATATGGACTTAAGTTTTGAAACACCACCGGAAGAACCAGTTGTTGCCGAGGCTGAAGCAGAGGAACCTACTGCTGAAGTTGAGGAGGCCGTTGAAGAGACCGTTGAAGTCGCCGAGGCAGAAGGTGATGACGACGAACCAAATACGGATGTACCGCCGGTCGAAGAAGAAGTACCAGAAGAGGTACAAGAACCATTACCACTTGCCGCTGAAGCCGAAGAAAAGCCACAGCTTAAGCAGCCAATGGTGCCTAAGTCTCGCTTGGATGAAGTGTTACAAAAGCAAAAAGTACTCCAGAAACAAATTGAAGAAATGAACGCACAGAAAGCCGCCGAGGAGAAAGCCGAAGCACCTGAAGAGTATGACTTTGATGCAAAAGAAGTTGAGTATCAAAACCTAGTTCTCGATGGTGAGTCACAGAAGGCAGCTAGCTTACGCCGTGAGATACGCGCAGCCGAAAGAGCACAAATAGAGTACGAGTTTAACGAAAAAGTCACCAACACGGTGACAAAAGACCGCGAAATGAGTGCTTTACAGCAAGCAGCGACGACTATGCAAGAAGCATACCCCGTGTTTGACGTTAACTCTGATCAGTTTGATGAGGGAATAACTAATGAAGTAGTGGAGCTTCGTAATGCATTCATATCTAGCGGATATAACGTCGTTGAAGCCTTGAGTAAGGCAGCTAACTTCGTGATTAAAGATAGAGGTTTAGATGCTGCAGAAGCACCTGCGTCTGAAAAGCCAAATATTGCACAGCCGGTTGATGAAGTAGCTAAAAAACGAGCCGAAGTAAGTAAGAAGTTAAAAGCCGCTCAAGCACAACCACCTGAGTTACCAGGCGAGAGTGCTGCTAACCACGGCGAAAAGGCCCTTGATATCGCTTCATTAACAGAAGAGGAGTTCGATGCACTGCCGGAGGCAACACTCAAACGCCTTAGAGGCGATATTATTTAGGAGCAATTATGCCTACAAAGCATCCTACTAAACGTAAAAAGGACTCCCGCCTCGCAAGGGCGGGGGTAAGTGGTTATAACAAGCCAAAAAGAACACCAAGTCACCCAAAGAAGTCTCATATTGTTGTAGCTAAACAGGGTGATACGGTGAAAACAATTCGATTTGGACAACAAGGTGTAAAAACCAATCAAACGGTTGGGCAGCGTAAAGCATTCAAGTCCCGCCATGCTAAGAATATATCGAAAGGTAAACTCTCAGCGGCTTACTGGTCTGATCGTGTAAAATGGTCGCCCAGTAAAACTAAATCTCCTTCCAAGAAATGGAAGAAGGGGTCGTAATGGCCGGTACTAAACACCCAACAAAACGCAAGAAAACTTCAGGAACTGCAACAAAACGTGACCCTGCCAAATGGGCAAGGGCTAAAGCTAAGGCGAAAGCTAAAATGGGCGGTAAACATTCTGCTCGAGCAATGCAGTTAGCAGTTAAATACTATAAGGAAATGGGTGGTACATACGCCGGTAAGAAAAAACCAGCTAACAAACTAAAGAAATGGTCAAAAGAAGACTGGGGTTACACTGGTAAAAAGGGCGCATCACGTTACTTACCTAAGAAAGCACGAGAGGCGTTAACACCAGCAGAGAAACGCGCAACAAATCGTAAAAAGGTTGAGGATACAAAAGCTGGAAAACAGTTTAGTAAACAACCTAAAAAGGTTGCCAAGAAAACAAAACGCTATCGATAATTATGAAATATTAATTATTTTGTTGCACAATAATATTAGTAGTGCTAATATTTAGAAAATTCCGTCCGTCACTACGATATGTGGCCGTCCCGTAGACGTAAAAAACGTATTCGCCTACACGAGGCGTAAAACTTGTCGAGATCGCTTCTCGTAAATCAGCGCTAGTTCGTCCACTTCACGATAGAAGTAACGGATTAGCCGCTCCATTAAGTCGGCTAATAGGGTGGCGTATGCCACAAATTTTATTCGTCTATTTATGGAGACAATTATGTCTAATCTTACTCAATATAGCTCGACCAACTTTGGCGGGTTAACAGGCGACCAGCTTCAGGCTTGGTCACGTAGTTTCTGGAAAGTTGCTCGCAACAATTCCTTCATTAATCAGTTTGCTGGAACAGGCTCAAATGCTATGGTTCAGCGTGTTACTGAACTTACTAAATCTTCAAAAGGCACAAAAGCTAACATTACGTTACTTGCTGACATGATTTCAGACGGTATCACCGGCGATAACACGTTAGAAGGCCATGAAGAAGCGTTACGCGCCTTCGATATCAGCATTCAGTTGGATCAATTACGATTCGCTAACCGAATTGCTGGCCGTTTAGAAGATCAAAAAACAGTTGTTAATTTCCGTGAACAGTCTCGTGACACTCTTGCTTATGCAATGGCTGATCGAATTGACCAATTAGCGTTTTTAACTCTCTCTGGCTGTGATTACACACTCAAAAATAATGGTGCTCTACGAACTCCATCTGCTACGGCAGGTCACGATCTTGAGGATCTTGAGTTTGCATCAGATGTATCTGCTCCTACTTCAGCACGTTCTATGTGTATTAATAGCGCAAGTGAAGCTGGTAACGGTCTTTTGTCTGCAAGTGGTGCTAACACTGCTAGCTTCTCTTCATTCGATACAATGGGCTATCGCCACATTGTTGAGTTGAAAGCCTACGCTAAAGATAACTACATCCGTGGTATCCGTGGCGCTGGTAACCAAGAAATTTTCCATATGTTTGTGACTCCGCAGCAAATGGCTAAATTGAAGTTAGATAGTGACTTCTTAACTAACGTCCGTAACGCTGGTGTTCGAGGCGAGCAAAACAGCTTGTTCTCTGGCTCTTCTAGCTTAATGGTAGATGGTGTGATGATTCATGAGTTCCGTCATGTATTTAACACTGTTGGTGCTACTGCTGGTGCTGGTTCCGGCGCAAATGCTGGTGATCCTGGCTACAAGTGGGGTGCTAATGCAGATGTAGATGGTGCTCGTGCATTGTTCTGCGGCGCACAAGCCCTTGCTATGGCTGATATCGGCAACGCTGATATGACAGAAGATACTTTCGACTATGGTAACCAATCAGGTATCAGTGTCGGTAAGATCTTCGGTTTACGCAAACCTAAGTACCATGTAGGTTCTGGAACTTCCGGCAACGTACAGGACTTCGGTGTCATCACAGTAGACACAGCGCAATAAGAAGCCATTAAAACCCCCTCGCTTGAGGGGGTTTTTCCTTATTCTTTCCAGGACCCCCTTCGGGGGGTACTTTTTTAAAGGACAATAAAATGCCAAGACGAAAGTTTGAATCCCAAAAAGCCTACAGAGAGCGTATCACTAAGCGAAAAAAAGAAACCGCAGGTAAATCTGTAAGTCAGCAGCTCAGTGACACAGGCAAAGCTCTAAAAAAATCTGCTACTAGTGTTAAGAACAAAGTTAAAGATGCAACTGGTATGGCGCGTAAGACCGTCAAAACAAAAGGGGGTGATTACAAAGTCTACGGAAAAGATACCAAGAAGGCTAAATCTTTCCGTGCAGCATACGCTGCCTCTACAGGTAAAACATTCACTTGGAATGGCAAAAAATACAAGTCTAAAGGCGCCGATAAGGCTCCAGCAAAGGCTAAAGCTGCTCCAAAGAAACAATCATCATTAATAAAGACAAAATTAGGGCCAGTTAAAAAGAAGAAAAAGACTAATTTTATTGATCAGGCCAGTCCTAAGTTAAAAGCCAACGATGGGACCACAGTTACCAAAGAGGACCTTGCGGCTATTAGAAACAAACCTAGGTCTACACGAATGACTCAAGCCCAGCGTAGACTAGCTAAATCTGATGCACGGGCGAAAGCAGAAAGAGAAGCTAAAAAAGTTAAGAACAAAAACCCGCGTTCACGCCGCCAAATCAGAACAGGAAGATAACATGAAAGTAGTCAGTGATGTAGATTTATATGTGTCTACAGATTGGGGCGCAGTAGCTCGATTACAGGCAGGTGTCCCCGTTGAGTATGGCGAAAAACTAGCATTAAGATGTATCGAAGAAGGCGCAAGAGTGGTTGAGGACAAACCTCAACCAGTCGAGCCTGTACAAAATGAAATAACAGCATTGTCAACTGTTTTAGAAAATATGATGGATGCAGGTAATCCAGCGGATTTTAAGGCAGATGGGTACCCAAAAATCAGCGCAGTAAAAGCTGCGTTAGGCAGACCATGTACATCAGATGAAGTATCTGAAGCGTGGGAAGCCATATTAAATTCTTAGAGAGTAATTATGAGCGTAACAGTTGATAGTGTAATTGATAAGGTTCAAATAACACTCCAAGATACTACTGGTGTTAGATGGCCTGAAAGTGAATTAGTGTCTTGGGTTAATGATGCTCAAAGAGAAATTGCCTTATTAAAACCTGACGCATCGGCTGTGAATGCAAACGTAACACTCGCTGAAGGTACTCTGCAGACAATCCCTTCAGATGGGAATAGATTGCTTAAAGTTATTCGTAATACAGATGCTGACGGTAAAGGCCAAAGATCAATCCGATTAGTTAAACAAGAAGTTTTAGATTCACAAACACCATCCTGGCATGACGAAAATGTAACTGGTGAAGCAGCACATAGTACTGAAGTTAAACACTATGTTTATAACGAAGAAAACCCAAGAAACTACTATGTGTATCCAGGTGCAGACGGCGCGGCAGTAAAAATAGACATTATTTATTCTGCTAACCCTGCAACGGTTATAACTGGAGCACCCGCAGCTGCCTGGGCTGCAGGTGTGTATACATATTCAGCAGGAGCAGGCAGTGAGATATATGTTGAGTATAACCAACTCAAATATAAATTAATTTTAACCACTACTGCGGATGCAGAGGATGGACCTGGTGGCACTGATTCGGCAACACATTGGCAATTAGTAGGGCGCGTATATTTAGCTGTACCAGATATCTACGCCAACGCAGTAATGAACTATGTTCTTTATATGGCTTATATGAAGGACGCCGATTTTGCAGCAAACGCACAAAGAGCTTCGACACATTATCAGTTGTTTAATGCAACCGTAATGGGCAAAACAAATACTGATGAGTCTACTTCACCTAATCAAAAAGCAAACCCACAAAGTCCTATGGTAGGTGCTTAATATGGCAGTATCCTATGAGGATTTACTCCCTAACATTATCCCTATGGTGCCAGGTTGCAGTGACAGCCTCATTATTCAAAGTATACGTTCATCGGTTGTTGAGCTGTGCGAAAAAGCCGAGGTCTATCAAGTTGAACTCGATCCTATTCAAGCAGCATCAGGTATTTATGATTATGAGCTTGATCTACCACAAGGCACTTCATTAGACAAAGTTCTGTCCGTCGTATGTGATGGCGTTGATCTTGAACCTATTACTCCAGCACTACTCGAACAACGTCTTCCTAAATGGCGTGAGAATACAGGTAAACCAGAGTATTACGTCAAGTTAAACGCTACGACTATAAGAGTTGTTCCAGTAACAACTTCTGCAGCAACAATTATCGTAAGAGCTATCGTTAAGCCCTCACATACAAGCACCAAGTGCAATGCTGAGATTATGAATGATTATAGAGACACTATTGTTAATGGCGCTCTATATAGATTACTTAGATTACCAAGCAAAGATTGGACAGATTATTCAGGTGCTGGTGTGTATGGCACTTTATTTTCTGAAGGTGTGACCCACGCAGAGCGACGCGCAAGGTCAGCAGATACAGGTGTAGCAAGGAAGGTAAATTATGGTGGATTGCAATCTAGAAGAAGGCTTAGAGGCTACAGAGCCCCGCGTTACAGA